TATATGGACATGCTGACAAAGTTCTTCAAATCGAATCAAAACAGCGCAGACAGCAATAATCGAAACATCGGTGAGAAATTCTATCTTAAGCCACATGCCGAGCGTGATTTTTTTGCATGGGTTAATCAGTGGTCTGTGATGATTAAAAAGCCGTCCGATCTCGGCTTTAGCGATAAGGGGTACGACCTTCCAGCTTTGCATGTAAAAAAGCATATCTCTAAAAATAATCATACGTGGTGCATTGATGGGCAAAATTCGCTTTTTGCGATGCCAGCAAAAACAATGACAGAAGTGAGAGAAGAGCAAAAACTTACGGTAAAAGATAGATGTGAACAAGCTGTTCAGTTGGCAGAAAATATGACCTCTGTTTATTGGTGCAATTTGAATGAAGAAAGCTCTTTGCTCTCTGAATTGGATACGGATGCTGTCGAAATTATTGGCGGAATGTCAATTGACCGGAAAGAGGAAATTCTGGTCGCATTTTCGCGGGGCGAAATAAAGCGTTTGATCACAAAGGCAAAGATGACAAGCATGGGCCTCAATTGGCAGCATTGCAAGCATACTGTGTTTTTCCCAACATGGAGCTATGAGCAGTATTACCAAGCCATTCGACGATTCTGGCGCTTCGGTCAAAAGTCAGAAGTCACTTGCGACATGGTGATATCAGAGGGTCAGGAAAGGGTATTGCAAGCGCTTGAGGAAAAGACCGAAAAAGCAATTGAGCTTTACGGAAATCTTGTAACCGCTGCAAATCAGGATTTTTCGCATTCAGTAAGACAATTTCACAATGTGGGTAAATTGCCATCATTTTTGTAAAAAAAGGAAATATCATGCAAATTAAGCAAGAAATTCACGAATCAAACTACAGTATTTACAATTCTGACAACATGGAGGTGATGCCGTCTTTGCCGGACAATTCGGTTGATTTGTCGATATATTCACCGCCTTTTTGCGGGCTGTACCAATATTCCAGCGACCCTCGAGATATGTCGAACTGCGAAACGCGGGAACAGTTCCTACAAAGCTATGAATATCTGATTGAGCAGATTGCCAGAGTAACAAAACCAGGTCGAATCACGGCTGTGCACTGCACTGATGTTTTCGACAATTCATGCCGTCTTTGGGATTTCCCGCATGAAATAATCCGACTCCATGAGAAACATGGTTTCCAGTACAGAAACAGGATCACGATTTGGAAAGAACCACTAAAGGTTCGCATGCGCACGATGGTAAAGAGCTTGATGCACAAATTGATTGTGGAGGATTCGACTCAGTGTTTCACGGCCATGCCGGACTATGTTCTTGTGTTCACAAAAAATGGCGAAAACAAAGTACCTGTGATACATCCTTACGGATTGAAAAAATACTTCGGAGAAACACCGATACTGCCAAATATCCTTCGCGCATTCAACAACGCCAACGAAACGAAATTTAATGAGGATGAATTGTGGGAATACCTGAAAAACAATTTCAAAGATCATGACGATCCAAAGTCAAACAAGCTCAGTCACTATATTTGGCAACGTTACGCATCAAGCGTGTGGGATGACATCAGGATCGACAATGTTCTGCCTTTTAGAGACTCACGCGAAGAGGATGACGAAAAGCACGTTCATGCCTTGCAGCTTGACGTAATTGATCGCCTTGTAGAACTTTACAGCAATGAGGGTGAGGTGGTTCTTACTCCATTCATGGGCGTAGGATCAGAAGTTTACAGCCCGGTATCAATGGGTAGAAAAGCCATCGGAATTGAGCTAAAAGACAGCTATTTCAAGCAAGCATCAATAAATTTGAAATTTGCTGAAAAACGGTTCGAATCTGAATATACATGTGAACAGGACAATCTTTTCTAAAATGGAAATCCTAATCTCAACATTCTTCACGGTCGGTCTGCTGGGTTTCCAACAGCAGAACGTTTCTCATGGACACTACTGGCTCGCTGCAATCACCAGCATGGCAATAGCTGGCGCTCAGTACGTCATGATCGTTAGCGTTGCTGCTGGAGGTAGCTGGATGCTGATGGGTATAGGTGGCGCGGCTGGTGTTACTTCTTCGATGTTCTTACACAAAAAATATGTGAGGAAAAAATGAACCGTGACGAATATCTGCTAAATCCTTCATTTTTTGCGAAAAGAGGCAATGATCTCCCTCATGCAAAACTGAACACCGAAAAGGTGCGAGAGATCAAAATCAATCGCAAAGGTGAAACAGCGAAACAGATGGCCGCCAGGCATGGAGTTCATTATCGAACCATTGAAAAAATATTGTATGGCGAAACGTGGAAATTTGTAATCATTTGAGGAGATTGAAATGAGAAATCTATCCAGAATCACAGATCCAGTCACAAGCCACATTGCCGCATCCCGTGTGCATGAATTCCGCGACACTCACCAGGAGCGCATCCTTGCTGTTTTGAGCGATGTCGGGCCATGTGGTGCGGAGGAGATCAGCTATCACACTGACATCCCCGCCTATGCCATCCGTAAGCGACTGCCGGAGCTGCAACGCGCTGGGCATGTCAGGCTTACCGGGACGCTCCTGAAAACAATCAGCGGAAGATACGAGCGGGAATGGGTGTTGATTGATTCGCAGGGTTGAATTAAAATGTGATTACGCCGTGAGAAAGCGTATAGGGGTATTGATGCAGTCTCCACCGGGGATGGTCTCGATACCGATTCAGGCCGCAAAGGCCAGATGCCCCCGGAATTCTCACACGGTGCCATCCACCAGTGGGGATTTTATGCAAAGCCATACTTAATTTACGAGCAATATGCTGGCACAGGTTTGCAAGCCTGGTTATCTCACTCCCGCCGAGATAACACGCCAGCACCCTATCAATGGCGGGATGAAAGGCGAGGAAATGAAAGATTACAAAAGCCAGTACATGCATCCAAAGTGGCAGAAACGCAGGCTAGAAATGCTCGAATCTGCTGAATATAAATGCCAATTGTGCGAAGACACAGAAAAGACGCTTCACGTTCACCACAAAATGTACATAAAAGGCCGTGACGTGTGGGATTACGCGGATAGCGACTTGAATGTTTTGTGCGAGACATGTCATCAACTTGAACATTCAACAAGGGACAATCTTAACGAGATACTCGCTAGGTTAGAGCCTTATCAAACATCGGATTTTACATGCTTGCTTGTTGGTTTTCTGAACTACATCGGAATGGCGGGAGAGAAAGAAACAAAAGATTACATGACCATGAATGAGTCTGCTGTAAATGCTGGTTACATAGCAGGATCGTTGGTTTATGACAGGGATATTAGCGATTCACAAAGTCTAGTTGATTCGATTAAAGCAAATTCACCTGATTACAGATTGTTTGTGGAGTGCATTCCACCAGGTGAAGGAATTGAATTTATCTCTGAAATGCTAAAAGCGCAGGGGTATTGAAATGGCAAGAGCCAGGAATATAAAGCCGGGGTTTTACACAAACGACATTCTGGCTGAGTGTGAGCCACTTGCTCGAATACTGTTTTCAGGTCTGTGGTGTTTTGCTGACCGCGAAGGAAGGTTGGAGGATAGGCCGAAGAAAATCAAAGCAGAGATTCTTCCTTACGACGACTGCAACGCTGACGACCTGTTAAATCAGCTTGAAAAGCATGGTTTTATTCTTCGTTACGCATCAGGTGAATACAAGTATATTCAAGTGCTTAACTTCGGAAAGCACCAGAACCCTCATGTAAAAGAACAGGAAAGCGATATACCAGCACCATGCAAGACCGGTGCAAGTATGGTGCAAGAGCAATACAAGCCCGATGAAATACCGGAAGTTGCCGGGCTGAATCCCTCATCTCTGAATCCCTCATCTCTGATTGTGGGTTCCCTTATACATAAACCATGTCCGGATTCGCCTGATGCGTTTGAGGAAGTATGGGCCAAATATCCTAAACGCCCAGGAATGAGCAAAGCAGATTCGCTAAAGGCATGGAAGCGCAGGATTAAAGACGGGGTAGACCCGCAAACAATTCTGTCTGGTGTTTTGAGATATGCGGATTTTTGCAAAGCAACTGTGACTGATCCGCAATACATCAAGCAGCCAGCAACATTTCTAGGGCCTGGAGAGCATTACCTCTCAGATTGGACGGCTCCAGTTTCAAGGGCATCTCCTGTGCAATCCATCCACGAAAAACGCGCAAACACCATTGCATACCTGACAGGAGCAATCAAAGATGAACAAGAGAGAGACATTACCAGCGAATCAAGTCGCATCTACGAAAATTCCTGATGCGTGGATCGACAAGTTGTTTTCTCGCTTCTCAGCGATGTACGGCAGGAAGTTTGCCGACCTGTGGGCTGACTGTAATCTGCGTGATGTTAAGGCTACCTGGGCGGAAGATTTGGCCGGATTCACTGGCGAAGAAATCAAGCGCGGCGTGGATGCCTGCAAAACCCGGACATTCCCGCCAACGCTTCCGGAGTTCATTCAGCTTTGCCGACCTGCTGTTGACTACGAATCGCTCTACGTCAGCGCAGCAATGGCTGTATCCAGCGGCATCTGGAACAACAAGCTGGAGTATTGGGCAACGCAATCAGTCGGCGCCTTCGAGGTCAGGAATGAACCCTACGCCAAAATGAAATCACGCTGGAACAAGGCGATTGAGGAACTGAAAGCGGATGGTGAACTGCCGGATATTCCTGAGCGCAAGGAAGCATTGCCAGCGCCTGGACGCACCAGCATAAGCAAGGAAGAAGCGAAGAAGCGCGCCGCAGAGCTTGGCGTAGCGATTGGCAGAGCCAACCCGAAAGCATGGGCGCACAAGATCATAAAAAACCCTGAAAACTACCCGGCCATTTCGCTCAAGATGGCGAAAGAAGCAATCGGAGCAGCAGCATGAGCGGCAAATTCAGCCGATCCAAAGGCCAGCGCGGAGAGCTTGCAGTCGCTGGAATACTCCACGAGCTGACCG